GACCAGGGGAGCCGGGACATTCGAGGCTAAAGATATCACGGTTGATAGGGTGGTTATCGTTATGCTCGGTTCGGCAAAAATCGGGAACTTGATCATGGAAGATATTTCATGCCATACGGGATCCTGGAATATAGATTGGGTAAAAAGTGGATCTATAGTAATGGATAATAGCTCAAAATTCGGGGCAGGTACGGGGATAGACTCGGCCTCGTTCGTTGTAAATTCGACGACTAAAGCAACATTTATCACTAATAACATCGTGGAAACACCTTTGACGGTTCAGTAGGGGGAAGATATGACAATGCGTGACAGGGTCAAGGAACTCCGGCGGGTTCCGGCCTCGGAGTTACTGGCAAACCCGAAGAACTGGCGAATACATCCGGAGGCCCAGAGAGCGGCGCTTCGCGGGGTACTTGAGGAGATAGGATTCGCCGATGCTATGATCGCCAGGGAGACGCCCGACGGCCTTGAACTGATAGATGGACACCTCCGGCGGGATGTAATGGGGGACCAGGAAGTTCCGGTCCTGGTGGTGGACGTAACCGCCCAGGAAGCCGAGAAAATGCTTTTAACATTTGACCCGTTGTCTATGATGGCCCACGCTGACACCGATCAATTGCTGTCATTACTGGCTGACAACCCGTTCGAGTCTCAAGCGGTGCGGGATATGCTCGAAGCACTGGCAAATGGGGAGCGGGACGTGATGCCGGACTTGACCGAGCCGGGGGAAGATCCAGGCCCAGAGATCGACCGGGCCGAGGAACTGCGGGAAAAGTGGCAGACCGAGCGGGGCCAGATCTGGGAGGTCGGACGCCATCGGCTGATGTGCGGCGACAGCGTGACATTGGAAGATATGGACGGTTTATTCAATCGAAATATTCCGGAAATGATGTTTACTGACCCGCCCTATGGGGTTAATTATGAGGGGGGACATTTTCATTCCGGTGATGTCAATATTAAGCGAGTGAGAGACAAATTAATAGGTGATACCAATTCTTCAATTTATGCGGAATTTCTCCCATTGGCGCTATCGGTGGTTGATGGCCCGTGTTATATGTTTTTTGCAGGTAGTCGCGGGGATATAGTCTATCCCGCGGTAATTCAAGCGGGCGGAGAGATCCACGCTTTGATTATTTGGCACAAAATAAACGCCACATATGCCGCTATGAATGCTCAATATAAACAAAGACATGAACCTTGTCTTTATTTTAAACCCCGCGGGTCAAATCTGCGGTGGTGCGGCGCGACGACCGAGAACACGTTATGGGAACTCAAACGGGACGCGGTCAACGACAAACACCCAACTCAGAAACCGGTGGAATTGCCAACCCGCGCAATTAAAAATCACATCTCGAAAAGTGTCTATGACCCATTCCTCGGCTCCGGAACGACGATGGTCGCCGCCGAGCAACTGGGCCGGATCTGCTACGGGATGGAAATCGAGCCGAAGTATGTAGCGGTAACACTCGAACGGCTGGCGGGTATGGGCCTTAACCCGAAGCTAATTAGATCATGAGGTAAAAATATCGTGGCGATAAATACAGCTAAAGCAATGGCCGCCGAAGAGCGCCGGTCCCAGGCGTTACAACTTAAGGTAGCGGGGGCGACTTATGCCCAGGTCGCGGACCAGACCGGGGTATCTATTGCCCAGTCTTACAAGGACATTAAAAAACGACTCGGAGAGGTCCGGAAGGGCGACCGGGAGACTGTAGAACAAGAGTGGGTATTGCAGATGACCCGGCTCGAACGGTTGCTATTGCGGTGGTGGCCCCTGGCAACCGGCGGAGATGATATCAAGGCGGAACTCGGAACTAATCAATGTTTAAAGATCATGGGACAGATGAACCGGATCGGCGGGTTAGAACCTGATAAACCATTGATCCAGTTACAGACTAACTTACAGGTTAACGGGTCGGGGGCGACTTTTGCCGACTTGCTACGCGAGGCTAACGGGGGCGACGTTGTAGAGATCGAGGGGGCTTTAGCTAATGGTAACGGCGAACCAGGCGCAAACGGTAATTACTGAGGCGAAGAATAACCACGGTTTTTTCTGGCGGTCGGTCCTGGGTTGCGAACCCTACGATAAGCAACTGGAAATTGCCGACGCGCTCCGAGATAACCGGCGGGTCGCCGTTGTCGGTTGCAACGGTAGCGGTAAAGATTGGATGAGCGCCCGCATTATGTTGTGGTGGCAGATGGTCAATTACCCGGCTATCACGGTCGTTATAGGGCCGACTCACCGGCAAGTATCAGACATAGTCTGGAAAGAGGCCCGGAGCGCTTACAGGGAATCCCGGTTCCCCCTGGGCGGTTACATGAAACAAACGGCCCGTTGGGAGGTTGACGACCGGCATTACGCGGTCGGGTTCGCCACTGATAACGACATGAACATCCAGGGATTCCACTCTCCGAATCTACTGGTAATTATTACCGAGGCCCACAACGTAGACCAGGCCCACATCGACGCGGTCAAGCGGTTGAACCCGTCCCGGATGTTATTGACCGGCAACGCTTTTGCTGATGCCGGGGAATTTTTCGAGGCGTTCCACGGCGGGGGCGATATGTATAAAACTATCGAGATTTCCGCGTTCGATACTCCGAACGTTATCAACGGGGAGGACGTGATTCCCGGCATGGTCGGGCGTGAACAGATAGAAGAGCGGCGGAAAGAGTGGGGGGAGGAATCGGCCCTGTATGTCGCCTCGGTCCTGGGGCAATTCCCGGACAACCTTGAGGACTCAATCGTTCCGCGGCTATACCTGGTGGACGCGGTAAACCGGACACTCGAAGCCACGGGACCGGCTACGCTTGCTTGTGACGTTGCCCGGTTCGGGGCTGATAAGACAATAGTTTACCGGAGACAGGGGGATGTGTGCCGGTTAGTCTGGCGGACCCAGGGACGGGATACCCAGCAAGTCGCGGGACACTTGAAAGCAATGGCGGAAGATGATCCGGACGTTGATACAATTATAATCGACGATACAGGGGTAGGCGGTGGAGTGACTGATAGACTCAGGGAGGAGGTAGTCCGGGGCGGCCAGGTTCGTATAGTCCCGTTTAACGGCGGGGAAAAAGCCCGCAGGTCGGACCGGTATGTCAACGCAATCGCGGAAGCATGGATGGAACTGGGGCAAGCCTTCCGAAATGGAACCATTGACCTCGACGATAACGGCGCGGTTATAGCCCAGTTATCAAGCCGCCGTTATACCGTCCAGGGGGACCGGCGGATCAAGCTCGAAAGCAAGGACGACTACAAAAAACGGTCAACGGGCGGAAGTCCGGATGACGCCGACGCGCTGGCGATGTGCTACGGAACCCAGGGTCCGGGCGTGGGGGTCTGGTGATGAGGACATTCCCGGCAAGGCGATCTCCCAGGGACCATTTCAGGATTGCCCAGGATCTCCTCCAGAACGCGGAACAACGATTGTCCGACGGCAAAGAAAAAGGGACGGTTCTCAATGTCTGCATCGTTGCGTTGACTAATGTCGTTGTCGGTTTGGCCCTGGATTACAGCGACGACCGGAGGCGGCGAAATAATCAATAAAGAGTTGCGGTGTTGGTTTTGCGGGAAACTGCTAGCAGAACACGCGGAGCGGGGGACGGTGATCGTTTGCGGTCGTTGCAAGGAAAGAAACGAGGCCGACTAGCTGAGAACGCGGCCCGACGCTGGGCCAGGTATAGGGCGCTGGCGTTTCCGGGCGTCACGTTTACCGCGCTGATTGATGGGCGGTCGATGTCCTATACCCTGGTCGATGGTCTGATGGTTGTCCGGGGACTCGGAACCAGGCCGGAACCTTACAAGCCGTGGGAGTTAGGGGATAAAACCAATTCAGTTTTTTAAGCCCCGCGCCCGTCGTCGGGCCTTCCCGGTGGTATTGTTGCATTTCACACTGCAAAACTTCCGGCGGCTTGTTCTTTGTTTCGTGATGGTGTTCTGGCAATTCAGGCTTCCACATTCGACCAGATCAAAATCGTTTTGACTTAACCAGTTATCGAGAGCTTTAAAAGTCGCCTGGTATTGCCCCGCGCCGGTCCTCCGGTTGGGTATCATGTTATTAGAAAAAAGATCAAGCACCGTTAGCTTTTTGAGTTTGAGGTATGCGGCGATTTTATCAATATCTAAATCATATTTATTAACCATGATTCAAGTTTAACCCGCCGCCCGGTATTTACAAGGGACATTTAAAAGGACAAGAACCAATCTTGTCCTTGATAGGGTAATTCCTTGACAAATAACAGTGATAGCCTTATGATAGGTTAAGTAAACAAACAGGAGTTGAGACGATGAAAATTCAGTTTGAAAAAAGAGTTTGCAGTCGATGCGCTGGTGATGGATACTTCACCAACTACGGCCATATTCACGCGGGCAAATGCTTCAAGTGCCACGGCGCTGGTAAGATTTTAACCAAGAACGGCCGAACAGCTTGGGACGCTTACAGAACTGTGATGACAGTTCCCGCCTCTAAATTAGAGATTGGAATGATTGTTACTCTAGAGGATTTGAACCCATTTACCGGCGCAATCACTGCTGGCAAACGTCGAGTCCACAGCATTGAAGAAGCTCTGCCAGCATCAATAAACGTTGACGGTGTTAAAAAAGAAATCCCGATGTTTAAAATTTCTTTCGCAAATAACAGTGAAGTTACTACAACCCGCATTCTTTCAGACTCAGACAAATTCCTTATGGGTTTAAATAAAGGAACCCGTCAGCTAGCCATTGATGGGCTATCAAAGTTAAAGGGGGCAACTATTACGGAATAAGAGAAATCTAAATTGGAAAGCCCCCCACATGGGGGGCTTTTTTATTGTCTTGATTCCCGCCGGTTAAATTGTTAGAATCTCAGGTAGTGACCTTAGCGGCAAGTGTCCGAGGCGTAAACGCCCGAAGCCGTGGAGAGGTCGCTTTTGTCTGTTATTGATACACTCCGCGGGATAATCAAAGCACCGGCCCCCGGCGACATCGGGGCGACGGTTCCCTTAACTTACGACATCGGCAACGCCTCATATCCGGATGTTTCATTTGCCAACCTCGCCTCCGAGGGATACATCAAGTCGGAGATCGTTCACGCCTGTATCAGAGAATTAGCAGTCGGCGCGGCCTCGGCTCAATACGAGGTGATAGCGCCCTCAACCGACGGCGGGACGGTAGCGGTTGAGCGCGGCCCGTTGTTTGACCTGATGAAACGACCCAATCCGGCGATGTCCTGGTATCAATTTATCGAGGAATTCGTAACCTATCTACAGGTAGCCGGGAACGTTTACACCTACAAGGAACGCGACCGGGGCAACCGGGTCACGGCGTTACAACTACTACGGCCCGACCGGATGCGAATTATCCCCGGAAGTTACGGGGCC